TGATAAGCTACAAAAGTATTACCACTATCACTTACAATTCCCTCTGTCCCAACCTGAAAACCATCGGTATTAAAAGAGTTTATACCTTGACTACTACTTGATTCAACATTTGTTAAATTAGGAAAAAGTGTAGCAACTTGTTTAATATTATAGATGTAGACATACCCTTCAATGATGTTGGCGAGATGTCGATCGAAGAAGTAAATGAACACTTGAAACCACAACTTAAAGGTTATACAAATGACTAACATAATTGGATTTTCTGGAGCCAAGCAAAGCGGAAAGACTACTTGTGCAACTTTCTTACATGGATACCAACTTAGATTCAATGATGTATTTGAAAAGTTCTTGATGGACGAAAAAGGTAATCTATTCGTAAACGCAACTGAGATTGATGAAAACGGCCAAGAAGTCGAAGGTCTTGGTATGCTAGATGTAAATCGTCAAGATGAAGAATTTTTGGAGTACGCCTCTAGAAACATATGGCCTTTTGTTAGATCTTTCAGTTTTGCAGACCCTCTCAAGTCAATTGCAATACAACTATTTGGACTAACAGAAGAACAGTGCTATGGAACAGATGAAGATAAGAATACTCCTATTAATATAAAGTGGGAGAACATGCCGAACGTAATAAACGCCAGTGGTTTTATGACAGCGAGAGAGTTTTTACAGCATTTTGGAACAAACATCTGTAGAGGCATCAAGCCAGATATCTGGACTAGTGCTTGTGTAAATAGAATCCTTTCTAGCGGAACAGAACTAGCGATTGTTCCTGACGTTAGATTTCCAAATGAGGTAGAGTCTATTCAAAAAGCTGGTGGCAAAGTTATTAGACTTACTAGAAAACCTCACGAAGATGAACACGATAGCGAAACAGCTTTGGATGGATACGAAGGTTTTGATCAAGTTATTAATAATGCTGATATGAATATTGACCAAACCAATATGGCTCTTATGGAAGTAATGAAAGGATGGGGATGGCTGACAACAAAATCATAAGAATAGACTGGGATGATAGAATGGTAACCAACGCCCAGAATAA